CCCTACGTAGTCGTGGATCCTACTGATCCCGAGGGTATACTCTATCTGTCCGAGAGAGAATACTTTGAGCTGCTCAAGGTGTCCGTATCGAACGATCGTAATTTGATAGTTCTTCAACGTCCTAGTAAAGTGTCGATGGTAAGCGCTAAGGATGTTGGGGATAATCCCCCAAAAACCCTCTCGCCTGATTTAATTCGAGCACTTCCTATTGAATCACAGAGAGCTATTGAAAACGTAATTCGGTCCGAGTTAGCAAAGCTTACGGCTAATAAGTCTCTTGGGGGGAAAGAGGATGAAACACTAAAGATCGAACCCAAATCGAATACATTACCGAACGATCCCAAAGATAAAAACTCCCCACTCAAGGAGAGCAGATACTCGAGATTGTGTCGAATGCTCCGACGTGAACATCATTCAATGACTCACTTCGGAGGATCAACGCGTTTTTCTTCGGCTGAATCCCCATTTGGCTCGAAAACTAGTTTCCCGCGGGGCCGGGCCGGGATCTTACTTGGAGAGGGAAACTTCTCCAAGCTATTCCATGGTTGGGGAGCAACCCTCCGACACTGGGGTGGAATTCCGCGAACTTTTGTTACGGTCTATGCTTTTCGTAGTGTTTCTTCTTATTTTTACAAAATCTACAAAACTCAAGGGGTCAACACTATGTGTCTCGCCCTCAAGGTAGCAGTGTTTGTCATAAATAACTACTTGGCAGGATGTAAACGAACTAACACAGAAAGCCTTGGATATCGAATGAAACTGGTAAACGGGTTACCAAGTTTCATCCCTCTCCGATTCCGATGTGCCATCAGGGATCGAGAGGCTCGTACCATTCGAGTAGTGATCGCCTTTCTAAACATTTATAAGGGGATAGATGCTAGCTATCTACCCCTTTCGGAGTATCTTGCTCCGATAGAAAGTCAACGATTTCCTTGGGGAAAGCAAGTAGACCGATTTTCACATTTCGTTCGTACGGTTCTTTTCAAGACTATTTTTCCTGGGTTATTAAGTGTTCCGCTCGAAAAAGTGTCGAACAAACCACCTCTGTTAACAACTTCTGGTCCTAATGATGCCACCGCAGTGCTCGGGGCTCATCACGATCGTGAAGCTTGGGAATCGCGACCGTTCCCTTGGTTATTAGAGTTCTGTAAGCATATGGGGTATAAGTCTATCCTCGATCTCTATTCCTACGTTGGTCTTGTTGGGAAGAAGAGTCTACCTCTTCCTATCAAAGGCAAACGTGCTGTTCAACCCCTTAAATTGGGGAAGATAGCTTTGAAATTCGAGCCCGCGGGTAAACTTCGTCCTTTCGCTATTGTTGATTTTTGGTCCCAATGGGCGTTGACCCCATTGCATCAAACTATCTTCAATATGCTTAAACTTATTCCATCGGATGCGACCTTTGATCAAGCTGGGAAAACAGAAATGTTCGCCCAACGGTTGCATTCAATGGGACAAAAAGATGTGTATTCGTACGACCTGAAGGCCGCAACGGATACGATACCTTTAATGCTTTACAGGGTTTTATTCAATACTCTGTTTGGACCCAAAACCACCTCACTGTGGTTAGGGCTTCTCACAGATCGAGCGTTCTTCCTTCCAACCAACAAAGCATATCGTATTCCTGGAAAAGTTTCAATTACTTATACCCGTGGTCAACCAATGGGGGCCAGATCATCTTGGGGCGCGATGGCGTTACTCCATCACGTTTTGGTCCAGTACGCAGCTTGGCGTGTTGGAACCAAAGGATTTTTCCCATTATATCTGGTTTTGGGAGACGATATTGTTATTGCTACGGAGAAGGTGGCGCAGTCGTATCTAGATGTTTGTAATGAACTAGGAGTAAAGGTAGGTTTACCCAAGTCATTTATTTCAAACGAAGGGTTTTTCAACTTTGCCTCCAAAACATTCAAGAGTGATAGTGATCAACCGACTGTTACCAATTTATCCCCGATCTCTCTTAGGGAAGAGAGATCGATTGTAACCTCCCCGCAACGTGCAGAGATGGTGCGAAGGTTAGACTGGATCGGATGGGTCAAGAACGACTTGGTCCCAAGGATAATTGGAATGGTGAAACTCCAACTACCCCTGGAAGGTTGGTACT